GAGGACATTGACGAGGACGAATAAATAGTCTACAATGTGGACTTATTTAAATCAAATCGTTGAAGAATTACCCTATGACTGTGTTGGCTTTGTTTACTTAATCACTAACAAAGCCAACAGTCGTCAGTACATAGGTAAGAAGTTAGCCAAATTCTCAAAGACTACATACAAGGTAGTTAAATTAAAGAATGGCACTAAGAAGAAAAAGAAAGTTAGATCAAAGATTGATTCTGACTGGTTAGAGTATTACGGTTCATCTATTGAACTAAACAAAGACATAGAATTATTTGGTAAGGAAACCTTCACCAGAGAAATTCTGTTTTACTGTAAATCAAAAGCTGAGTGTTCGTATATCGAAGCAAGAGAGCAATTCACAAGAAGAGTTTTGGAAAGTGATAATTTTTATAATGGACAAATCTCAGTGAGAGTTCATGGCTCTCACATCAAGGGAAAAATATGACGTATCTACTATTCTTATCAGCACTGTCACTATCGGCAGTTGCTGCATACTATTCAGTTATGGGGTTGGTAGCAATTTTTGCTGCAGCACCTACATCAATCTTTATCATGGGCAGTCTACTTGAGGCATGCAAATTAGTTGTTGCTTCATGGTTGTATCGTTCATGGAAAGAAGTGCCATTATTGATGAAGACATACTTCACCATGGCATTGATAGTTTTGATGGTACTCACTTCAATGGGTATTTTTGGTTATCTTTCAAAAGCACATTTAGATCAGGCAGTACCAACTGGAGATGTGGCAGCAAAATTAGCTCTCATTGATGAGAAAATTAAAACCGAAAAGGAAAACTTAAATGCAAATCGTAAAGAACTTAATCAGCTGGATCAGCAAGTTGATCAAACCATCGCAAGAACCGATGATGCCAAAGGAACCGAGCGAGCCATTGCCGTCCGTAGAAGCCAGCAAAAAGAGCGAGCCAGAATCCTTAACGAAATCGGCACCACGCAAACCAAGATCGCCAAGTACAACGAAGAACGTGCCCCAATCGCAACCGAAGTCCGCAAAGTCGAAGCCGAAGTCGGTCCAATAAAATACATCGCAGCGTTAATTTATGGTGATAATCCAGAATCGGACATCCTTGAAAAAGCAGTTCGTTGGGTTATTATCATGATTGTTATTGTATTTGACCCATTGGCTGTTTTGATGTTGGTGGCAGCAAACTGGCAAATGAAGAATGACAAAGGTATAAAACCAGAGTTTATTGAACCTGTACCATTTATACCTGAACCCGAACCAGAGGTAGAAGAACCAAAAGCATGGGAAAAGATTACTGATAAATTAAAGTGGTCAGATTCTTGGTTTAAAAAAGAACCACCAACTCCACTTCCAACAGATGCTAAAGAAATAATTGATGAGTTCTTTCAAAAAGAAGAAGTGAAGACATCTAAACCTATTGAGTATGACTCTGCGGGCAGAAGAATCACTCCCGTATCTGAACAAGAAATTAGATCAAAAACTATTGAAAAAGAAGTAGCAGATTTGCAAAAACCCGTGTAACATCCATGCAATTCCTAAATAGATTTATAATAACAATAAGTCTATGGGGATGTAATCATGGGACAAGAAACACCTACTAAACCACTTTCTAGATCAGAACGTGAGGCATTAGTAAAAGATAAAGCAGGATGGGTAATCACCGTACTCGCTGCTTTACTCGCAGTCAACACTCTAATGAGTGGATCAAATTCAAGTAAAATCCTCAACAACACAATTGAGGCAAACAATACTTGGGCATTCTATCAAGCAAAATCAATAAAGCAAACTCTTGCTGAGATGGCTCTGGATAATGCTAAAGAACCTAAAAAAATCAGAGAACTAGCAACTAAAATCGAACGATATGAATCTGATCCTAAAACAGGTGAAGGTAAAAAAGAGTTAATGGCAAAAGCACGTAGTCTAGAAGCCGAACGTGCAGATGCTAGACAACGCAGCCCATACTACACATACGCTGGTAGTATTTTCCAAATTTCAATTGTATTATTAACTGCAGCTATTCTTGCAGTTAGCATGCCTCTTTTCTGGGGTAGCATAGTTGTAGGTAGTTTTGGTGCATTGTTAATGTCACAAGCAATTTGGCTATTCATATAAGAAAGACTAAAATGGTTATATGGGCAACTATGTTTGGTCAATTGTAATAATTAGTGCTGGAATAATATCGCCAGTCATACAAAATGTTGGGACTTTTAAAGATGAAGCTGCTTGTAAAAGTAGTCTAGCAGATCTTAAGTCCCAACTTCCCATTGCATTTAAAACTTTCTGCGTTCAATACCCAGAACCACCTGCGAAACCAGTATCACCTCCAACTCCTCCACCTGCTCCATCTAGTAGTGTTAGTTCCAAGGATGCGAGAAAGTAATGGATCCAATCACTATTGGGTTGGCTTTTGCTGCAGCCCAATCAGCTGTAAAAAACATTAAACAAGCCATTGCTTTAGGTAAAGACATTCATGGTCTAGTTGGGCAGTTTAGTAAATTCTTTGAATCTGCAGATACTGTTCATATCGCAAGTACAAAAGCCAAAGTTTCAAATGTCGGAAAAAGTGATGCACAGTTAGGTCGCCAAGCACTTGAGTTTGCCATTCATAGCAACAAACTGCGTGAAGATGAACGTGCTCTTAAAGATATGATACTCTGGGAGTTGGGTAAGCCACAGATCTGGGAAGACATGATCAAAGAGCGTACTCGTTTAATGAAAGAGAGATTTGCAGCAGAGCGAGCAGTGGAAGAAGAAAAACACAGACATAAACAAAAGATGGCAGATCTGCTTATGTATGGATTTATTTTTGTTGGTGGTGCAATAATATTATTTTCTATACTTTTCGGTGGGATTGCAATGTATGGTGTGATTCAAGAAAAAAATGAATATGAGGCTAAGGTTGCTCAGAGAGTGAAAGTTCTTCGCCATCAGCAACTAACAAGAGAAAAAGAAAAGGCTGCGAAAGACTCTGGGTAATGGATCCGCTAACACTCTTCGCACTTGCAAATGGCGCAGTAAGTGCAGTAAAAGCTGGCTGTAAGTTATATAAAGATATCAAAAGCGCAGCTGGTGATGTCAAGGATGTGCTCAAAGATCTGGATAACCAGTTCCATAATGCTTACGCAGCAAAGGGTAAAACTCCATCACCCGAAGCAAAAAAACAATTCAATGAAGAAAAAACTCGTGTAATCGACTTAAACAAAAAGTCTGCAGACACTACTAACATCTATGGTGAAATCGGTGATCATCTTGGCGTATACTATGATAACTACTACAAGTGTATAGCAGTCTTTGAGGAAGAAGAAAAACGTAGCAAGACAGAAGTATACACAGGTGACGCTAGTTTAGGTAAGCGTGCTCTCCAACGTGTTCTAATGAAGAAACAGTTAGAGCAAATGGGAACTGAACTACAAGAATTGATGATTTATCAAAGTCCGCCAGAACTAGGTGCGCTTTGGACTGAAGTTAATATAATGATGAAAAAGCTGGGTGCAGAGCAAAAAGTTCTTCTCACCAAACAGATTCAACAACAGGCTGCACAAGAGAAACGTCGCAAAGCAAGATTAAAACAGTTACATGTAGAACTTGCTGTTGGTATTGCAATAATGTTCATTATTTTTGTCATGGGCGGTATGTTCATGTACGTAGCCTATGATCGTCAGCAAAAGTACCCACAGTTTGGTAAAGATCTATTTCCGAAAACTGAAGAACGACGCAGAGAAGAAGCTGCACCAAAGAAGTATGTTGGCAGGTGAATGATAAATAGAAAATAACTTAGAGATTTACCATGAAAAAAATTATAACACTATGCCTTTTTATATTAAGTTTAAATGCCAGCGCATGGAATCAACGTCCACCAGAACCAGTTCAAAATTGCGCAGTGCATAGTCCATATGGATTTGCGCAAACTGCTATACCAGTTATACCAATCTGCCGTCAAGCATACCTAGTTGCGTATGATGCGCCAGTTAAAATTCCAAAGTATGTAGCCTACACTTTAACACCACCAAATGCTATTGGATGTATTGCTCGAACAAATGCATTTGTAGCTGATCAATCTTTAAATGGTACAGGTGCTCACCCAAATGATTATGTTGGAACTGGATATGACAAAGGTCATGCCGTACCAGATGGTGATTTATCTTGGGATCAACAGGTTGAGTATGAATCATTCCTAATGACAAACATGTATCCACAGGCTGGTTCATTAAATCGTGGTATATGGAAATTGCTTGAGACTTCTGTTCGTGGTTGGGCAGTTCAAACTAATCAGGTCTATACAATCTACGTTGGTGCATTCTATGGTGCTGGTGATAAAGTGATTGGTAATGGCGTTATTGTACCGCATGGATA